GCACGCATATTCGCATCAACAATCCGCTCAATGCGGCCTTTGTGTCTCTGACCGCAGACTGGACAACTCCAGAGTTTGAGTATCTTTTTGTTCATGTCATTTCCTGTTTTTGTTAAGTTTGTACATCTCTTTGAATAGGTGCCAGTTCCAGACAGCTAAAGGAAAGTCTACGATAAGCCAGCCCCATCTATGGTAATAGGCGTTCCGGCAAACTGCGGCTGCCATAAGTACCGCCGCGAAGAGGTTTAATATCCAGATTTTCCTTAGCATATTCTAAGACTGCCAGATCTCTTCAAGGGCGTTCACATAGTCATTGACGAAATATACGTCGTTGAGGCGTGCGCCTTTTGCTTCGATTTTGTCCAGCATCTTTGCGTGGTCGTAGTAGGGCATCCGCATGAAGCGGTAGCACGCTAGACCGAACTCTCGAGAGTTCGGAATACCAGCGACATTGAGGATATCTGCGTACTGACTAAGAAGCAGGTGTGTCTGTTCAAAGTTGGCCATTACAAAGTCGCCGACATTGAAGATTCTCGCCGCGCCGCGCTTATTGGTTAGCTGTGCTGAGCTAATCGAATAATGGTACAGAGAGTTAAATTGGAAGCCAAACTCTTGATATAGCTCCCAAAACTTTTTATAGTTCACATTGCCACGGCTAGCGAAGCTCTGGCAGTAATCTTTCCAGGTCCAGTTACGAGTGCCGCTATTCAGCTGAATGGTCGAGTCGATAGTCAGACCTTCTCTAATTTCGTAGTAGACTGGCAACTTCAGCTCTTCTAGAGCGCGGAGGCGGTGCTGGCCGTCGATGATCTCAAGATCCTCATTCACTAGAATAGGGAACTGCGGGTTAAGGTTCTGTTTCTCGATGCGACTACGCATGAATTTCACATGGGCTTTGTCTACAAAGCGGTTACCGGGCAGTGTCTTAAATTTACCGTAGTCTTTGGTTACTAAAATATTGGAAGTAGCTTTTACTTCATCTGTGCTATTTTTCATTATGCTTTCTCCTTATGATTACTTTGTCTCTTCTAACAGAGACGACTTTAGATTTATGATTGTTGAGGTATAGTTTGTTCAGAGGTTTCAGTTGCAGTTTGGGAACTCCTTGAGAATCAAGCAGTATATTTAGAACCTCTCCCGTTACTACGGAGATGACTCTAGTACGTCCGCGATTCGCCCAGGCGACAATATCGCCTACCTCTATATGTTCTAGGTCTTCCGTATAGAACTCCGTGGCGGGATCGGTTTGAGTCTTTGGGCTATTTGTTTTCTCTGTACGTCCGTCAAATTCTTTGATCTTCTTGTTTCTAGATGTTTGCAATACTGACTGAAATTCCCGCACCCATACAAACACATCATCGTAACCGGGGACTTTCTCGTATTCACCACGAGCTACCTTCAGGCTCTTGAGAGAGCTAGGAATCTGAGCGGTGCTAAAGGTTCTTCGTTTTTGGTCGATGCTGAAGACATAACCCTCACTAGGATTACTGCCCTTACTGAGTCGAAGCATTTTCTTTGCCGGATTGTACTGAATCTTGACTATGAGTCTGTCGCTAACTTGCGGCTCACGGCCAAGAATCTCAGCACCTATATCTTTTCCTAGGGTCATACCAGAACTAAGGCGGACTATGTTCGGAGACATGGTAATCCCGACTGACTCTTTTTCTGCCGTTACAAAGTCATCAAAATTGATTTCTTCGGGTTCCATATGATTTACTCGTCGTCTTCGTCATCCTCGAGCAGCTTGTCTACGGTCTTGGTCAGGTGCTTTGCAAAGGCATCGGCCAGGATCTTACTACTTTCGGACTCTTCTTTCTCGCCATTAGCAACGACCTGCTGGCTTGGCGTTAGTGCGTGTAGGGTGAGCAGGGAATGGGTGCGGTCGCTAGCCTTCAAGTGTAGCTCTGTAGCCGCCTCGAAACCTTCTCCATAGCCGACTGCGCGACCTACTGTTTTTCCATCCAGGAAACACTGATTTTCTTTGATAGAGATGTTGCTCTCGCGGTTCGCAATATTAGCTTCCTGCGTCTTTAGATTTTCCTGCGCGAGTTCGCGACGGTCTTCAATACCTTGTTCGCGGATGTCTAAAATAGCTTCGCGGTCATCTTGTTGGCGAGTGTGCTCAGCGAGATCTAGCTCACGCTTCTTTAGACCAGCATGTGTTTCTTGTAGATCCTGAAGGACGCCATACTTATCTTCTAGCTCGTTGATTTTGGCCTTATGCGATAGAAGGTTTGTGTCATGCTCCCGTTGAATGCGAGCGATGTCTAAATGGTGGACGTGTCTCAGCTCTGCAATTTCTTCTTCTTTAGCTTCAAGTTCGGCTTTGTAATCTCGATTTTTAGCAAACATTTGGAAGGGTACTCCTTTAAGTTAAATTTGGTCCCACCCTAAATTTGTTAAAAGCTATTTTGTTGCTGCCCGAGCTTTGTTGATAGCCTTAACATCGGCTACCATTTGATCTTTGATCTTCGCAGACTCAATGCCAGTAAACGTCTTGTGATTTACGACAAGGCGGCCTGATTCGGTCAATGCACCTCGGTCGTCGAGGAATCCTGCACCCATAAGCAAGCGATCATCTTCGCTCATCTGATTAAGTTCGCGTACTTCTTTTGCTGTAATCTCACTCATTGTATTTTCTCCTTGATTGTTATTTAATGGTTCTATGTTTTTTAGATGTGGACAGCGTAGCATGCCACATTCGTCCTTAAAGTAAGGAAAATCTGATCTGTCGTCTTCGGTAAATGTGAGTATAGTTCCAGCTGGACAGTCGTCACCACCTTCTCCTACATACCTAAACTTGTCGCCCACTTTGTAGCCAAGCTCCTCAGCTGGTGTCATGTTTTTACCTTTCGCTTTAATTTACTTCAATAGAACTCATACGCATCTCCTAAAATTCCTCTAATTCATCAGCGACGAACCCTTTTTGGTTGCCGTACATAATTTCACCATTCACTATCTGCGCGGATTGCTGAAGCTCCTGAATTTCGCGCCGGATCTCGTAGGTATGCCTACAAGAACACTCGCCCTTATAGATTGCATACTTTTTACCTTCAAGGGAGGCGAGGTCAGCCATATGAGCATCACAGTAGCTATAGCGCAGCTCGTTGTCGATCTCTATCTGCATTGGTATGCCTAGCTCTAGGGCTTTTGCTGCGAGACTACTCATTGCTCTTTCCCCATATCATGAACTGGACACCCTTCAGTTATCCAGAACATTGGCTCGTCATCGCCCGGAATGCCTCTGCCGTGATTGTTATCTAGGACAGCGCAGGTACAGCCTAGATCTTGTGCCTCTTTAGAGCCTGGGTTTGGTTTATCCATTGGTAACCTCCATTTGTCTAATGACTCGTTGGCCGCTTTCGCTAGTACCGACTGCGCCGATACCATGCTGATGTTCAGCTCGAGCATCTTCAAAACTCAGCATAGATTCTGCTTCTAGCTTCAGAGCCTTGACAAAATGCTTCATCTGAATCTGCTTCTCAGCATCCTCCAGCTTCTCGGTCGCGGCCATACGCGCCGCGCGTAGTACGGCGTTCTTGATATAGCCACCTGCGATCTCAACGCTGGCTAGCTTGTGGTAGTTCACATCCTCTCCGACTGGAGCCTTAGTTGGGATCATACGTTCCCAGATTTTTGCGCGTTGGTCACGGTCGGGCATATCGAACTCTAGCTTTAAGGCTAGGCGGCGGTTTACGGCTTCGTCTAGCGTGCCGAGGCGGTTGGTAGTGAAGATGGTTACGCCTTCAAAGCGCTCGAGCTGTGAAAGTAGCTCATTGATCTGAGCGCCCAGGATCGGCCCGACGTGCTGGCGGCTATAGATAAGGCTATCGCACTCATCGAACAGTAGAACGGCGTCTTTGTCCTTGGCATCCTTAAAGTGCTTGCGGATATTGCGTTCAGCTTCGCCGGGCGCGGAGCTTTCAACATCGGCCGTACCGATAATCACTAGCTTGCGGTCTAGCTTATTGGCGATAGCTTGAGCCATTAGGGTCTTGCCGGTGCCTGGCGGCCCGTAGAAGAGCAGGGACACGCCTTTGCCTTTCTCTATAGTGTCAGCGAAGCCCCAGACATCGAAGATGAGATCAGCCTGATTTACTTGCTCAAGCGCTTCAAGTATTTGGTCTTTCTTCTCGTCGGCGACAATGACAGTTTCAAACTCTACTTGTACTTTCTTCTTGTTACTTGGAATTAAAACTTCAAACTCTTGTGCGTTAAAACATGCGCCAGTGAATTGATAATTCTCTGCGTAACCAGTTGGGAAGTGACCGTTAGCGTTTGGTGCTTTTACAGCTAGGTCATACATATGGGAGTTGTTATTAGCTATCTCGAAATCTATAGTGGCCTCTAGGACTACGCCATACCACTCGTTCTGCTTGTTTCCAATCCAGCGAACTCTCATGCCAGCCTTGACAACGAACGGCTCTGTAATCTCAGCTAGCTTTATAACTTCAGGACGAGCCGCAACTTTCTCTTCAAATTCAAGCTGGCTGGCTCTATATATTCGGGAATCGCCAAGCTTCTCTAGAAGAACCGCGTATGAGCGGTTGTAGCCATCAAAATAACTAACCTCGCCGGAGTCGCCCTTATGTTTGTTCGCAGGGTCAACGACCACTACACGATCACCGAGATTAAATTTAGGGCTGGACATTGGCGAGTTTCCTCCGAATTGATTAAGTTGATTTTGAAGTGGCATTGATCCCCAAGGCTTTGGGTTTGAAAATACGCGTTGCATTAGAACTTCGCTCTGACTCATCTGTTGCTGCATATCTTGCTGTATATCTTTAAGTAGCGCGAGACCTAATACTCCGCCAGAATCAGAGACACTTGTAGTAGATTTAGGCTTCTTGGCCTCAGTTTTACTAGTCTTGCGTTGTCGTAGTATCGACTTTTTCTGTTGGATTTTGCTTTGTAGTGATTGCCACCCTGGATCGAACTTACGAGAAGGGCGTTTTGTCATTGCGGTAACGTTTGCTTAAGAGGTAATCCGTGAGGAGAAAAATTACTGTAAAATCCGTACCTTGCTGCAACATGAGGGATCCGGTAAAATGCCTTACTATCCCTCCGGCCGTTAATCCTCCTACAATTCCGACTAACATTCGGATCAACAACACTGCGACCTCTTGGAGTACTGGATTAGGTAATTTACTCATCAGTGGCCAACAATTCCCAGTTCATGAGCGCCAGATCACGCACTGTCATCCAGTCGCCAGCGACATCGTAAGCATTGCGGCCAGTTAGAAATTCGGTTGCTAACTTCTCTACAGGATCTTGAACTAGCGTGTCTTTGAGTTCTTTTATGTGAATTTTTACCCTGTCGTCTTCGACAGATTTATCAAAATCCTCTACTAAGTCGTTGAGCTGGTCGCGCAAGTGCTGTTGCTGCGCCGCTTCCTTGTGTTGGATCGGTTGGTGGGAGAGAAGTATCATGTTGTCAAGGCGGGTTAGGATACGATGCATGTGAGCAGAACCAACGTCATGCCGTATGCGGATCATGTCCCCAGGTTTCACCTTTTCGTATTTGGCGAAGTCGGGAGTAGCTTTGGCGAAGCCTAGCTTGTCTAGAACCATCTCAGTCTGCCATTGAATATTTTTAGATTTTGGGCTATATGTGGCATAAGTGGGGAACTCGCCATCTATAGCGGCTACGATTTCCATATAGACTAGATCTTTGCCGGATAAGAAGTCGCCTGGTGCGTACTTCATCGGAAACTCCTAATGGAGAGTAGGGCAATGTCGTGTGAATTAGCATCATGGACGTACTTATTGAGCAGTTTTACCGCCGAATCTAGAGTCGCACAAGATATAATTGACGGCTGTAAGTTGGCCGTGGTCAGTATGTACTCGCCTACGTCTGTTCGTACTATAAGAAAGTTATAGCGTTCTCCGTGGATTGTACGCGGGATTTTCCAGAAGCCTATATCGTAGTTTGCTTTCTGACGTTTAAGATGTTCTACGGTAATAATTTTCTGTTGCTTTATATGTTTTTGTTTTTTTATTGACATTGTACCTAACATTATAGTATACTCCTCCATTGTATGTAAATTTTATATACAACTAACTAACGCAAGACCGGGTGCCGCGCATGAACTACTACTTATAGCGGCACCCGATTGTTGGTTAAAGGTACATAACAAAAGCTAAGTGTTTGCTTAGGCTCTTGCTAAGTATTGACAATAGTATTGTAATACTGTGGATAAGTCAATAACTTTTTTATTGAAGTGCATTGACTTATGTAAGCATAACAGCTACCATCAGATATAACGATGCTACAAAAAGAGAAACTAGGCCAGAATAAAAATAGTCTGGCAAGATTGAAAAAGATGGGGAATAGTGACGAGTGGACGCTTCTAGCTAACACGTCTGCCTTCATGATCGGCTTGGCTCTAGCCTTAGCGATTGTGACGGCAGTACGCGGCGACTGGAGGCGTTTCTTTGTTAGTAGTGTCCTAACTATAATAATCGGCTATATAAGCCTACAATGCCGCGAAAAGGCGCGGAGAAGGAGAGAAGATGTTATTTAAAAGGCGTAAGAGCGTGGACGAATCAGAACGGTTAGAATTACAGAAGGCCGAGATCAGGGAAGAACTCGGCTGGCCCGCACCTGAAGCATTGGAGTCAGCTATGCGTAAGACTTTCTTAGGCTGGGATGTCTGGTATAAGGCAATATATCTGTTGAATCAGGATCGTAACATAGCCACTAATCAGTTGGCGCGAGAGTTAAAGATATCATTTCCTAGTGCTAAGCACTTGCGCGAGCGTATTGAGCGGAGTGTGTTAGAATAAAAAAACCCTGCCCGAACCTCTTGGTTCAGATTAAGCGATAGTATTAGTACACTATCGCTTTTTCATTGTATTTATTCTGTAATATGTCAATTAACCTCAAGGCTTGATGTCAATATTGAGATTGTGGTTTGATGTGGATAACTAACTTCTAAGGAGTTGGGGGTACGGATAAAGAAAATGAGCGCCGAAGCGCTCAGAATTGGGGTACATCAAAACTGTATCACAACACTTATATTCGTGCAAATATATTTATAAGCGAGGTGTTATATCTTCTCCTTTGTAACTGAAGATATTTGGTGGGAACTCCTGTTCGGTGCGTTAGTCCCGGCTCTGATAATATAGCCCTAAGTGATCGGTCACGCCGATCTGTACGTCAACCGGGCCATTTGCAGCGCACAGGAGTTTGAAGAACAGATCTGTTGCTAGAGACATATTTTCGGGAAAAATGAACAGCAGTAAAAACTCTAGGCTTATATCTCTTTAGTAATAAATAACCCAGGCAGGTTAACGCATGGGAAGGGGCTTTTGTGATCTATCGACATACTTCAAAACCTCTGCGTATTCAACGTGAACATCTAGATAGTTTTTGGGAGGAATTCGGAAAGCCTAGGACCACCAGTCAGCAAGATTGGTACCTGACTATCGCGGCTCTACAAAGAGCCGGAGAGATCGTGTTCGTTTATGTGGACTCTAAGCTGACGCCAGCGAAGAAGAGAGCGAAGTTTGATAAAGTAAAGAATAAGCGTAGTCGTTATAAAACTAAGGGCGCACCCTGTTTTGCTTGCGGAGAAGCAGCTACGGTGCGCCATCATATTATCTGGCTGAAGAATGGTGGCATAAATAGCAAGCGTAACATCTGTTTTCTCTGCGTAAATTGCCACTCTAAGATCCACCCTTGGTTACAAGTGAGCAATGACTGCTAAACCAAGGATAAGGCCAGCAATCACAGCTAGGGCGTATGTCTGTACACTATCATCAGCTAGGATTGCTAGAAAGTGCGAGCCTAAGCTTTCTTGTCGGAGTCTTTGGGAATGAGCTTGATGTCGATACATTTGTTTGGTTCCTGTTTATTTTTAAGTTTAAGGGCTTCTGTTTCGGCTTTACAGATATCGCAATGTATGTAGTAGATTCCATGCTTGCATCTGCGTAGGCCAGTCACCGCATTGCCACCGGAAGACATAGAGTTAGGGTTCCAGCTCTAGGTATAGGCGTACAGCAGATAACTCTGTGTCTGTGATCTCACCTAGCACTTCCTCAAAGGTGAGTTGCGCTAGATCTCCGCAGCGGTTGGAGTCGTACAGAAAGGGATACAAGTTCTGTAACGCCGTGATTAAGGTGTATTTGTCTAGTTTTTGCATAATGGTGTCAGCTCCTTTGCAAAATAGTTATGTTAAGTTACCTCTTGAGTGTAGTAGAATTAAGCTAATTGTCAATAATAGTTATGGTTATTTATTATAATTCCTGTGGAAAAGTGGCTAAAGCCACTTGTAGCAAAACTCCGACAGGTCGAAGTTCTTGCTAGAACTAGCCAATGGTATACTGATAATACGATCAAAGAGCTACAGGCTATAAGCCCTCCAAGCGAGGGCTTTTTATTTGTTGGAAAGGGAACAAAAAAGATGATACGACTCATAGGCCAACGCACAGAACTCACCAGCACGCTTGAGCGCACGATAAATGAGGTAGTGGCGGAAGGTGAATACAATGTCTCGCAGACCTAGACTGCCATCCCGTAGCGAGAAACTGACGCCAGAGCAGCGTAAAGAGGTGTATGAGGCGTTCTGTGACTATATTCTATACACTGACGATCCTAACGTAGCTGGCTTTGTCTCTAGCGATGACGTAGCGCTGAAGTTCTGGGTAACGCAAGATAATATGTATGATTGGCCTGAAATGGCTGAACTGACGAAACGTGCAATCGCAAAGTCTGAGGCGTATCTGTTGCACAAGGGCATGGGCGGCCAAGGAACGGCTATGGCTATCTTTCGCTTGAAACAGCCGCGTTTCGGCTATAGAGATAAGTTTGAGCAGGATTTTACAAGCAATGGTGAGAAGATTCAATTTGCTAATACTATACCTAGACCTAGCTTAGAAAAGCCTGAAAAGAAGAAAAGGGTTTAACCTCTGTTGACTTGAGGTATTATTTGGCTGCGTTAGCGGCTGTGGTGCTTGCGTTTTGTTTGTGGGTATTGTAGGGTTGGGATACAACCTCGTGTCTCGTCCGTATTTCTTAAAAAAGACCGTTTTCACTCTAGAAATCATGTCATAATAGGTTTTTATTCACACTACATATAGCGTCTTGATAGGGTAGCGAACTATAAAGTGCGACCTTTAAGGTGTTAAAGTACGTCGCACAATATATCTTGTGCGACGTCGTGAGCAGTTATATTGTGTCATAGTAGGCTTCTGACCCCTGTTAATGCTCTCTATTTGGCTATTGTGCATCTGTCAAGTATCTGGGCTGATATGCCCCACCTCTGTTAAATCAAAGGGCGGAGCCGAAAAGACACTGTTGGTATATGTTTAAACTTTCCCCCTCATGTCCCCGTACCCGGGACCAACCAAAATAAAAAGGAAAATAAACATAAGTACCTAACACTTAAAAAGGATGGTATACAATAAATTAGAATTAATACCAGTTCTAGTATACTGATTGTATGAGCAAAAATAATCCCACAAGTATTGACGACGTTATGGAACAAGTGCCTCTAGAAGACTACGACGATAACCAAGTAATACAAGTTTACGGTTCTGACGAACTGATTTAAGTACCTAGCCTTTTCAAAAGGATGTTAGTGTAAAATACGGAATATGAGTCATCATGGCATGAACCACCTATGCTGCGAAGTCAACGCTATCATTAAACAGATGAAACTATCTGAGGATGGCACGCATTACACGCTCCCTGAGACGCTCCACAAGGCTTACGAACGGGAGATAAAGACGCATCTGCGGTATTTCCCCAAAACCGTACAGCCTATCTTCGACTGTATCGACAAAGGCCTCCCATCTCTCGCTTATAAACAATTGCCTGTTAGACAAAAATAGAAATTTCTGATACAAAAAGACTGCCGGTAGGTAGAGTTAGCGCGATGGTTAGCTACATCGCCAAGTGACGACTTCTCTATATATCGGCTCCAGGCCAATTATAAGCCGGGGTGCAAGCTAACCATCCTGCCGGACTTAGGGCCGGTGACTTCATCGAAAGATGATTAAAGTGCTTGCTAAGTGAGAACTACTGGTCTAACAGCCCCGGCCAGACCATATTCGACACATGTCGGAAATGGTTATCCACATCTTAGTAACTAGGCAATTAGCCCTTCTTAACCGAAGGGCTTTTTTTGTCATACAGTTTTGATTACCAGAAGAAAGAAAAGATACAGAAGATCCGGTTGCCGGATTATAAGCCTTCTAAGCGGCAGGTAAAGTTTCACACTTCAGATGCTTTTGAGACTCTCTACGGCGGAGCTGCCGGAGGCGGTAAGACTGCCGCGCTCTGCGCTGAGGCTGTGACTTCTGCTATTGAATGGCCGAACTGCCATGTATACATCTTTAGACGCACTCTGAAGGAGCTGAAGCAGTCTGTGTATAACGAAATTATGCAGCAGATAGCGCCGTATCAGAATACGCCGAATGATAAGAAGGCCCGGCTAGCTGACGGCCGGAAGCTGACCGTCACCTTCAACTCTCAGGAAAGTATGTTCAAGTTCAGTAATGGCAGCTTTATTCAACTAGCCTACCTAGACTCAATAGCGGATCGTTATAATTACCAATCAGCTGAAATTCACGTCTTACTCGTCGATGAGCTGACGCACTTTCTAGAAGACGACTACGAATACCTGAAGACCCGGCTACGCTCTGACAGCTATCCTCGCTGCCGCGTCATGGCCTGTACCAACCCCGGCAATGTCGGCCACGGCTGGGTTAAGAACCGTTTTATTAAATCGAAAGACCCGAAGCTCCAGCTCGTGCCGGAGGTACCTTACACCGATGCAGAGTCAGGCCTATCCCGCGTCTTTATCCCCGCCAAGGTTACGGACCATCCAAGTGAAATCTTCAAGGAAAACTACTTGCGAGTCTTAAACGCCATTCAGGACGAACAGCTGCGCTCCGCGCTGCGGGATGGCGACTGGGATGTTTTTGAGGGCCAGGTTTACATTGAATGGGATAAGAACCGGCATGTAATTAAGAAGCTACCGGTAGATCTAGAAGTCTGTCATAAGTACATCGGCTTCGATTGGGGCTACAATGACTTCGCTTCGGCCGTCTGGATCGCTGAAGCGCCGGAATCTCAGGATGGTGTAAAGCATTTATACGCCTACCGTGAGATTTATGATAATCAGAAAACCCCGGTCTGGTGGGCGCAGACAATCGCCGACATTATACGTTCTGAACCAATAGATTACATGATTCTACCTCACGACTGCTTTAGCCATCTTGGAGGCAATCAGACGATTGCTAGGACGTTTCAGGACTTTGGTATACCGATTCTCCGGGCCGACAGTAAAAGCCATGCTGCAAAGCTCCATAGACAGGCTCTGCTACATCAGCTCTTTGAAACTTCCCAGGACGGCGATCCGTACTTACAGCTCCATATCAACTGTGCAAACCTAATCCGCACGATTCCGGATCTCCCCTACTCCGATACGAAGCCGGAAGAAATCAGCGACCGGGCCGAAGACCATGCTTACGACTCACTGACTTATGGTCTTATGGTCATAACCGACGGTGAAACCTGGATCTACAATCCTGAGCGCAAGCCGGGCGAAGGCCGCAAGACTAGCTTCTTAGTCAGTGAGACGACCGGGCCAACCTACGATATAGGCAAAGCTATTCAAAACTCCAATCGAATAGAAACCGACTGGCGGTATATTTAGCTTCGACTATCCTTTTTCGGCCACGCACCAATAGATACTATCAGTAGGTACAACGGAAATGCTAGCCAGTGTAATTTGAACAAACTACTGTTCCAGAATACTATCGCCCATGCTGTTCCAAATATCGTGCTGACAACGATCCCTATTAAAGTCCATTTGAATAAGCGTATGATGTAGGAATATTCAATCACGCCTTAACTCATCTTCAAGCATCTTCTTGGTGTCATCGAAATGCGGAGCCTCTTCAAAATCACCGTTTTCAAGCGCTGCTTCCAATAGTTGCTCTTCTTCGTCTAAGATAAGTCCATGTTGATTATCGGTCATAGGTCAAGCTCCTCGATTGCTTTGTATATCTGATGACAAAAATTTCCTATTGGAGTGTAGGAGCGATGGCCGCAGTATCTACACTTAAACAGTTTCAGTTTCATGGCGTATCCCATCGGTTTGGTTAAGCTTGAGAGCAGTCCGTAGTTCATTGGCGGTCTTAGCCCGGACTCGGCCCGTATGGTTCTCTATGTCGTGACGGTGCTCGACGAACTCGATTGCATTGATGACATCTTGCTTTGGGATGTAGTGGTTTTCGATATACTCGTCAACAGCCTTTTTACCATAGTCAAAGTTATGCCCGAAGGCCATGTCTTCAAATATTAGGTCTAGCTCGTCAGAGCTATTAGTGGGATTATCCACGGTAAACCTCGTCTCTCTTGGCTTGCTCATCTTCAAGCAGGTTATTCAACAGCTCTGCAACAGCAACAACCGTTCGTATTTCGATATCTTCACGCAACCGTTGGGTCAAGCCTTGGAGAAGCAGAACTCGGCCAGTTGCGTATCCTTTGGCATAGTCTTGGCTATCGGTAGGTTGTGAAGTACTCATTTCAACTCCTCGTATTCTTCTCTAATTTTCTTCGCACTCACCACAAATGCCTTGTCGAAACCCCGCATCACACGACCCATGCTTTTGTAGCTGAGTGGAATATAGACTGTATCTATGAGTTTGTCGTTGGAATCGTAGACACATATCTCGATATTATTGTCCTTTGGTGCTCCGCGATTCAGAGATATAGCGCAGTCTGGTTGTCCTGCCAACGCAATGCTTACAGAATATGTACCTTGACTTGACGATTCGCGCCGCATGATTTCGCCCCAGAAGATCCAAGACAAGGGTGATTTTTTACGAATGAAGTAATGTCTGAACTTGTAGTACAGTTGCGTATTGTAGAACCAAGAGGTTACTTTACTCATTTCAGCTCCTTCTTCTTTTTAGCTAATAGGGTGCGGACTTGACTGACGACGTTGTTGTGGGCGCTTATCGTATATGATTCCCCGCTATCGTCATCTAGGAAATTCGGTAGCTCACCCTCCAATTCTTCGAGTAGCTTGGTTTGCTCGTCAGCTATGAGCATATTGAGCTGGACGTCGTATTCTTTGCCATCAATCTGTGAGCGATAGAAGCTACCAGCAAGATACTTGATTTTCTCTCGCAATTCACCCGCATCTCCTGGTGCCTGACTCATGAATTTTCTCCCATGGGGCAAATATGGTTTGTATCTAAACAATGTTGGCAACACCCGGAGCAATGACCGACCCACGGCAATTCTGGTGTTTGGGCGTTAGTAGATTTAGTTTTCATATCAATAAGACTATCAAAGTTATCCACAGGTAGTCAATAAATTAAGCTAACTTTTATTGACGTAGTGTAGTAGTTAAGCTTATTCTTAATAGGTGTATGTCAATAAACAAAAAGGAGTAACGATGCCAGTAACAATTTTCATTGACGGCAACCCCGACAAACCAAAAACATACGGCACAGTCTGGGAAGCTATAGCAGACAATTTGGAGGAAAAGTAATGGACGACCACCTCCAATATTTCAAACTGAAAGAGGAACCGTTTAAGATCTCACCCGATCCCCGGTTTCTCTACATGACACCCCAGCACGAGGATGTCATGGACAAATGCCGCCTGACAATTCAGGAGCGCGGTGGCCTAATAGTAATCTATGGTGCTATCGGTATGGGCAAAACAACCGTCGTAAGGCACCTTTTCGAGCTGGTAGACGAAGATCAGAAGAATAACGTAGGCTTATTGCTCAATCCTTCTCTGAAGACTGAGAACGCCTTTCTACAGGCGCTTATGAGCCAGTTCGACGTAGCGCCCAAGCGCTCCTATGCGAAGTCACTCGAGGCGTTCGAGGACTACATGATCGAATCGCACGACAAGGGCTATAATAACGTCGTAATTATCGACGAAGCGCAGAAGCTCACCCCGAAGATGATGGATGTTATACATTCCCTACTCAACTTCGAGAGTAACACCGAGAAGTTTCTACAGATTGTACTTGTCGGCCAGAATGAACTAGCCGAAAACGTGGATCGCATACCGGAGATCAAGAGTCGCGTTGCCAGGTTTGGGGATCTTCAACCGCTTAACGAAGAAGATACCAAGGACATGATAGCTTTCCGGTGGCATATCGCTACCGCTGGCAAGCGTAGCCACCCTTTCTCAAATAAGGCGCTGGAGTCTATTTATATGTTTTCCGGTGGTATTCCGCGCGAGATCAACAAGCTTTGCCATGAGAGCCTTTTGTACGCCTTCGGGTCTGAATCTGGCGAAGTAAACGCCGAAATGATACTAGACGCAGCGAAGCAAATGCGCTTAACTAAGGAGGCCTAGCAATGGGACGGTACGGAAATCTAGTTAAAGGAAACGACAAACCCGAAAAAAAGGCGAAGGTTGCAGAAACTACTACGGATTCCCCTGTTAGTTCTACTCAACCAACACAAACTGGTATAAATATACCATCATACCAACCAACCAATATACCAGCCGATGGTAGTAACGAGATCGCTTCTATTCACAAAGCATTACGGCAAACATCTTCTACTGCGGCTAGCTATAGATTCAGCACTATAGAGAAGCAACGACTAGAGGTCGCCCTGTTTGAGCTAAAGACGCGGAGCATGAGAACCAGGGATGCTCAAGACATCAGGACAAACGAGAATGAAGTAGTGCGAATCTCGCTGAATTACATTCTTGACGATTATAAGGCGAAGGGAGATGAGAGTGTCTTAGTTCGAGCACTCCTTAGCTTGCGATCATGATACAATAGCTACGGTGTCGAGCCGGTAAAGAAAAAGCCCTAGCGCTATGCTTGGGCTTTTTTCATGGCTTCGGTTGTGAGCCAGCTGAATAAGCGGTGCGGTGCCTTACCCTTCTGACGATTATTCATTTCAGCTTCTAGCGCATTGTAGATAACGTAGTCTGGTAGCTTCCAGGCAACTTTGTAGTAGTACTCTAGACGTGATGGCACCTGCTTACCGAGCTTATCTTCCAGCTCGTGAGCAATGCGCTGCACTTCTGTTAGTGTTCTAGTGTTAGTGTTAGTGTTTTTAAAGTCACTATCACTAGTGTTAGTGTTAAGGAGTTGAGATTTCTGTTGTAAAATTTCACTCATACTACTCATTTTTATTGACACCCTCAATCTGACCTCGTATACTACCTGAAGGTAGTGAAGCCTAGCCCCTGCGAATCCGTGGGGGATTTTCTTTTTATATTGATTTACAGCACAAACAAACGCCCGAGCGGTTCGGCGTGCTGGATGACATACCCAAGGTAGTGAATCCTAGATAGTCTTAATAAGCATAGCATCAATGCGAAATTAGCGTAACTATTTATCCACAGGTTTATGATACTATTTGGCTAATGGCAGCGATAACACTTTACTTATACTCGCAGAACTTCCCTGTTAGCGATCTAACGCCGATCCGCTGCATTCACTGTACGCGGATGATCGGGAAGGTCAGGGGAGACGTTATGGCTATAACAAACAGTGGTCTACCCTTCGAGAGTCTTTCGCCTGAACTGAAGTATTTTGAGCTGATGTGTCACTCTTGTAAGACGAGCTATAAAGTACTCTTTCAGTGATCTCCAGCCGAGTGTGTTACAATGATCTGGCAACATTATTCCAGCGTTACGCTTTAGCCTAGCCAAGCTAAAGATAGCTGCCGAGAAGGAACAGGCTTACTGCTATGCCTAAGCAGACAACGGTCAGAATAGGTAACAAAGCTAAAGGTCGCCGGTCAGCCCGGCACAAGGCCAACGGCAAATACGTTCGCCAACGTCAACGGACGGAAGCGAATAAGGCGCTTAGGCGCACGAAGCTACCCTAGTGGTAGCTTTTTTGTTATAATCATCTGGTGATTATTTATTACGACCGGGACGGAAAACCCATCGACACCCTAAAGTGGGCGAAACTTCTTGAAGATTCAACATACCTTCGCGTGGCTGATGATCTCACAAAAGATGGAAGATTCAGAGTGAGCACCGTTTGGCTTGGCCTTGACCAAACTCACGGTGATTTCATGCGCGAGGAAGTGAATCCGACTCCTATAATTTTTGAAACTATGGTATTTGATAATCATAGAATAAATAGTATTGGAACTCCTGACGGTGTTTTTCAGGAAAGATACTGCACAGAGGCGGAGGCTCTAACGGGACACGAAGCTACCTTAGCCAGATACGAACTCATAAGCTCAGTAGGAAAAATACTAAGTAAGAAATAGTGCTATACTACAAATATTAGGCAATTAGCCCTTCCCATTTTGGGAGGGGCTTTTTTTATTTGTAAGGAGTTTACTAAATGGCCGGATGGGACTATGAGCAGATTTCACCACCGCTCAATGATACGCGAGTGGACAACTTGCAAGATTCCCCGAGTGGCGAAATCGACAGTCTGCCATCGCTCGATCTGGATATTCCGGACCGGCAGATTATTAGCAATCTCGACGCTAGAATCGACGACTCTAGAAGCTACTGGGATATTCCTGAAGGGTTTAACCTACGGGAGTCTCGCAACGAGAATATGCGTTTATTTCTCGGGAAGCAGATAGACGTAACCCACTTATACCGATTCCAAGTTCCGTATGTCGAAAACGAGATCTTTGTCGGTGTCGAATCAATCGTCGCCTACCTGACAAGCCGCCAGCCGCAGCCTGAAGTCTACCCGGCACAGGATGCACCGCGTAGCCGGATAATGGCCGCTGATTTAGAGAAGGCGCTTATGGCGCACTCGCAGAAGTTCCAGTTGAATCGGGTCATGGAGATCTGTGTCCGGAACCTACTCATTAAGAGAGTAGGGATTATTTATCTAAGCTTCGACCGGCACCACGGCAAGAATGGCGAGATTGTACCGACGGCCGTAGATCCTGAGCATGTCATCGTCGATAAGAACGCTACGCTGACCGGCAAATGTGCCTTTATCTGCCACTTGCTCAAGTATTCGGTCGAGGAACTCTGCTTTGAATATCCGGAGAAGAAGGACGATATCTTTAAGACACTCGGCATTGTGCGCGGCACACCGAAGCAGATGTCACAGGAAATAGTAATCCGCCGTGTCTGGCTGACGCATTACGACAAGAAGAACCGGCCGCAGGAAGGCTGCGTGACTTACTTCGGGGAACTAGTACTATCCAAATACAAAAACCCGAATTGGCTGTATGCAAAGGGAAGTAATAACTTCATAGACATGCCCGAGAAGCCGTTTATCTTCCTTAACTACATCAACGACGGCCAGCATCTTATCGACCTGACTACGCCGATTGAACAGGCTGCAAACATGCAGAACATCTTGAACAAGCGTGGTCGCCAGATCATGGAGAATGCGGACAAAGCTAACGGTATGCTGGTGATCTCTAGCGACTCCGGCCTGACTAAAGATGACGCGCAAAACCTGACCGGCGATCCGAATCAGAAGATTATCATCAAGACGGCAGGTCAGGCGATCAACAGCCTTATTTACCAGGTACCGCCGCACGATCTTCCATCGTATGTGTTGCAAGATAAGTTCGATCAGCGCAATACGATTCACGCAATTCTTGGTACGCCGAGCGAGTTCACCGGATCAGAGAACGACCAGCAGGACACTGAGACACTTGGTCAGGCGATGATGGCCAAGAACCAGGCCGCCGGACGGCAAGACTTGATCGCTCGAGCGATTGATTCGTTCTCGGATAGGTATTTCCGCTACTTGGTTCAGATGATGCTAGTCTGGTACGACGAGAAGCACTACTTCGTATATAATGGCGGCGACGGCGAGTTTGACTACATCACTATGACTCGTGATCTGATCGAGGACGGTATGGCAGTTACAGTTAAAGGCGGCACGACGCTGCCGTTCGACAAGTCACGGCAAGAGGCTGTAGCGCTCAATCTAGCGAAAATGCAAATGATAGACCCTTACAATCTCTACAAAGATCTTCATATGGACAACGCGCAGAAGCGTTACGATGCCTGGTATAAGTGGAAGGTTCAGCCTGAAGCGCTGGCACGCGATGCTCAGGATTCTATGGACGAGAGTAGCGCCTATGTCGATTATGTCGATATCATGAACGGCCGGGAAGCCAAGCCGCGTGACGATGCTTCCAAAGAGCATGTCCTGACTCACCGCAAGTAGATGCTTACCGATGAGTTCCTGAAGGCCAAGAAATCGGTGCAAAACGCTTTCCTTACCCATGTTCAGAAAGAACTTGCCTCGCTCGAACTGCGCGATGATCTTGACCAGATGAGCGAGCAGGGCGGAGCGCAGGCGCTTGATCCAAACATTCCTATCCAGCCACCGATGTCGCAAGCTCCGCCTATGGGTGGTGGAATGCCACTACAACCGGGGATGGCTCCAGGGATGCCTCCTGCCGGGAATCCCGGTCAAATGCCGCCGATGCCGGGCGGTGCTTCTATGGGTATGATGCCTCCGGGCGCAGCTGCGCCTACGATGGGCGGAGTGCTAGGAACCGGCCTAACCAATCCGGCTAATCCTCGTATACCGGGTCCGGGCAATCTGACCGCGATGCCAACCGTGTAATATATCTTAGTTGTTGTCAATAATCGTATTGTGTTATACCTGAAGCCATTAAGGAGAAGCCTATGAGTACGACTGACGATGCAGTCGCTAAAGCTACCGACGGTCTGGACGACGATCTAGCGCCAGCAGAAGTTGTGGATGAAAAGGGAGCTGGGGAACACCAGGAGCCAAAGACACCCGAAAAGGTTGAAGAAGGCGACGATCCTACAAAGGAAAAAGATCCCAAAGACGACGAAGGTTACACGGCCGACGATCTAGAAGCGGAAGAAGAGCCGGAAACTCCGAAGCCGAAGAAACCTGAAGCTAATGAAATCGACACGAGCGGCCTGGACCCTGAAGCGAAGTATATCGTCGATAACTTGCCTTATATTGTGGCTCGCGTCAAAGATGGCGATAACGTCAAGGAGCTTCAGATCAAGTCGTGGACGCAGCTACCTGACGATGTACAGTTCGCCACCAAGCGCGATGAGATGGCCTTTATGAACTCTCTCACCGCTCAGGAGAACCGGGCGCTCAAACTGCAAGAGAAGTTCCAACAGTCGCAGCAGCAGACTCAAGCTAAAGACTTTGAAGAGCGTGAGAATACTGGTATACGTGAGGATATCGCAGAACTTCAGCGCGACGGCGACCTTCCAAAATTCAAAGCTAAGATTGACAGTCCCGAGTTTGACAAAGACCCGGCTACCAAAGAAGTGCAGACAGTCATGGACTTTATGAACGAGCGAAACGAGCAGTTTCTTAAAGAATATAACCAGGGTCGGCCGTTTAAGCACATCGGTTTCAAAGAGGCCTTCTATATGTACCAGCGTAAGAATCCCGGCCGGTCTACCGAACAGGAGCAGGAGGACAAAACACGAAAGGAAGTAGCTGATAAGTTTAGCCCGAATCGCGGACTATCCAGTAGCGAACTCAAGAAGCCGACCATTAAATCGGGTGTCGGTATTGAACAAATTTTAGAGCGTATAGATGCGGAATGGTAAGGAGATATTATGGCAGACGAAAAGGATCAAATTAAATCAGTAGCGGTTAGGCTTGACGATATTGCAGAGAAGCTTGTTCAGGCGAAAGAAAGGAAAGAAATCTTCGACTTGACCGACAAGATGTCTGACTATCTACATTCCGAAAAAGACAACTTTTCAGAGGTAGTTAAGGATATCGTTATGTGCGATATATTTCCCGTTATTGTAGACAAGATTGCTAAAGGACGTAGGCTAGATGTCCCAGCAGCATACGACGGTAAGAAATAGATATGTTGAACTGGACACTAGCGGTTTTAGTCTACAAAGATCTGTTGAGTGAGATAGACGCTAAAAGGCTCTCAAAGGAGTTAGCGCTGAAAACGCATCCCACTGATTTCGGCGATGCCTACACTATTGTCAAAGGCATACTCGCAGATTCAGACAAATAATTTGCAAAATGCGAATAACGTGATATACACTGTACTCACAGGCAAATCACAGCCCTTCTACGGAAGGGCTTTTTTAGTACCCTAAAAACCTTCCAGCCGAAGGACTTATAAGCAAAGGAGCACACATGGCTGGAATGGTTTTCACGGACCGAGTGGTAGATATTACCTACCAAGAGATCCTGCCGAGCATCGTTGACCAGATCAACAACTCAAACGTATTTATGGCGAGGGTTCTTACTAAACCGGCTACTTGGCGCGGTGTTACGGAGAACCAACCAATCGAGATCGCCAACTCGACGACCGGCGGAGCCTTCAGCGGAATGGACACCTTTCCGACGGCCGCTACTAACAACACTCGTCTAATGACTTGGTACGTTGCAGCCTACGAGCAGTCGGTTGTTGTACCGGGTATCGAACGAGCGGTAAACGCCAACAACGAAAAGCAAGTGCTTCGCTTACTCGCTACTCGTATGGACGAGGCTAAAATCTCTGCTTCAGTAGCAGTCGGCCAGATCTTCTACGGCTTCGGTACGGGTAAAGACTTCGACGGGCTTGGCCTGATCGTTGACAACGGCACCAACACCTCGAGCTACGGCGGCATTACTCGCTCAGGCAACGCTTACATCAACGGCGATGTCACAGCGGTATCGGGCGGAGTAATTACCCTCGACTACCTGTCGAGCGAGTTCGATAACGTAAGCGCGGCCGGATCAACTTCGGAAAGTCCGACTATCGGTCTTACGACTAAAGCAATCTGGACCTTCATCGAAGGTCTGATCCAGCCAATGGTGTCGGCCCGGTACGACACGCTGGCAGTCCGTGGCTACGACCGTATCGACGGTGGTACGCCAAAGGGTACATCGGTACCAGTGGGAGACACGCGCCTCTCTGGACATGGCGGATTCAACGTCTTGACTTACCGAGGACGACCGCTTGTTGCTGATGACCTCTGTACCTCACAGACGTTCTTCTGGCTTAACGAAAACTACCTGAGCTTCAAGCGACTGACCGATAGCTCACTGAATCAGATTGCGTCAACCGTCGAAGTGACGGAAGGGTTCTATAAGGATGTGCCGATGCCGAGTGCATGGCAGTTCCGCGAGCTGATGAGTCCGGTAAACCAATACGGCGAAGTCGGTTTGCTCTTGCTCATGGGTAACCTTCTCGACACTCAGCCTCGACGTAACGGCAAGCTAACCGGCATTACGTCTAACTAAGAATAGGAGAATATATGGAATCAGGCACACGACAATTAACCTCAACCGACCTTAACACGTTTACTACAAGCGCCACGGAAACATTGGGCGCTACAGGCGCAACTCCAGATGGTCGCGGATATAAATACGTTCAGTTTGGTGGCACCTCCAGTATCAACCCAGGACTACTATTAGTCGGTCCCGCAGCTCCCGCCAACTCTACCTCCTTAGCTATCACGGCTTCGGGTACGGGTGGCCAAGTAGCCGCCAACCTGACGGCTGGTAGTACTACTCTAGTAATTACCAACGGGGCAACCGCCGTCACCGCCAACGAGTTTGATTTTCTGGAGATCATGGTAGGTGGAACTCTCCCTCTCTACAGTCTCAAATTAAGTGGTCATACTGCGGCTGCGGCTAGTACAGGTTACGTCGTCTGTCAGTTAGACGAACCACTACCTCAGAACATCACGACGCTAGTACCGGGGACGGATACCGCTAACTTAGTAGTCAGCAAATACCACGGCCCAACTGCCTCAACGACTGGCAACGCGCCCGTGGGCGTCACCGTGAATGTGGTTCCAAACAGCTCTACCGTCACAAACTATGGCTGGGTACAGACTAAGGGTCACGCGATTGTAAAAGCTACCACTGCTACTATCGGCCTAGGTATCGCTCAAGATCAAGCGGGCACGGCTGGCTATGTCATTATTTCTGCCGCTACCACTGGTAATATTGGCCATGCTAAAGCCTCAGCTGCAAGCGGCAACGCTTCAGTCGAACTGAATATTGCTTAGTAAATCGGACTAACTCTAAGGAGAAAATACTATGTCCAATCTATACATCGAAAAATATCTTCCAGCCATTAGGCTGACAGGAGGTACAAAAACCAAACTGCCGGTCACACTGTCGGGTACGGCCGCCACTTTAGCTGTTGGAGGCACGAGCACGTTTACAGGCGTAGCAACTTTTACCGCCGCTCCAGTATTTACAGCAGGTATACCAACAGGATCATTTCTGCGAACCGTTACTGATAGTGCGCTTGTTGGTGCTACGGTTGCGCTTACCGCCGCACAATCTGGCCAAGTATTTAACAATCGCTCTACTAGCGGTAGCCCTTCGTGGACTTTGCCGACAGCAGCAAACGGCCTCTGGTTTACCTTCACTGTCTCGGATGTAACCACAGGCTTTACCGTAACGGGCGGAACTATCAAGGCAAAGGCTAGCGCTTCTGGTGCCGCTATCAGCGGTACGACTTTGACTAATACACAGGCAACCGCAGTCGTCGGGGATACTATCACCCTCGTCTGTGACGGCACTGTCTGGAGAATGGTTGCACAGTCAGGTATATTTGCAGCCGCTTAGACAATGTAGTACGGTATATATTACCGTCTTCGGACGGTAGAGTGTCAGCTCCGACTAGACCCTTCGCAAGAGGGGTCTTTTCGTTTGGTAATGAATTATACTTGCTGTCAATAATCATGCTGTGATATATAGACAGTAATGGAAAAAGATATTTTGTTACGAAGGCAGACTGCTATTGAACAGCGCTTCGATGAAGTGAAAGAAGAAATGATGCGGCTCCAGGGAGAGCATCGGTTGGTTGTGGATCTGATTAACGATCTTGACTCACGAACACCCGAAGCGACTCCTACCGATAAACCTAAGCGTTTGAGAAAGAAGGTTCAAGAAGATGCCACGGATTAACACCAATGATGTATATGGCACTCAAACTGTAGATACGGCGAAGACTTTTCGAGAACGACTCATGAAGCGCTTTGCGGCTCACGAGTGGGTCAGGGTTATCAATATCGACAATGAACCATTCCGCTGGCAATATCTACCGGCTCACTCTGAAGAGTTTGAGTTTACGCCCGATCCTATGAAGATCACGCGGCGCGGCGAAGTTGAGGTTTACCTACTGAATCCAGGTGCCAGCGAGGTTATCCTTGGCGAATGTGCCTATCTGATGATCGAGAATCTTTACAAGAAACTGGTGAGTAAAAAAACTATTCAGCGTAGGCCAGATGTCGGCCCAGGCCAGGCTCGCAATTTCAACTGGACCGATCCTCAGTCTCAAGAGGAGTTGATCGACCGCATCTATCTCGGCAAGGAAAGCCCGACGTTTGGTTCACCAGAAAAGGATAAAGAAGATGTCCCAGCAACCCCAGCCCTCAAGAAGCGAAGAGGTCGCGCCCCAGCGTCAGCTAATCGACTTAAAAAGACGGTCTAAAGAACTCGACGCTAGAGAAGAGTCACTTGTTGAGCGCGAGCGCTTTCTAGAAGCTGGTCCGCTTAGCATCGAAGTTCTAGAAGAAACCATACGCGTCAAAAGGAAACAATTGGCGTCTCTAGAAGACGAATTAGAAACTGCTAGGAAAAGAACCGAAGACGATGAGCAGCTGGCCGCTAAGCGCCTGAAGGCGTTGGAAAAAGCCGTAGAAGATTATCGTAAAGAAAGTGATGCTGCACGTTTCCAGGCCAGCCAACAGACTGAAGAGCTGGAAAAGGTAAAGGCAGAAAAAGGCCTGGTTCATGTAGAACTTGCCGAACGTAAACAGTATCTAGTAGAGCAAGAGCAGCTGATTGCCAATACCATCGAAGACGGCAATATGCAGCTGAAGAGTATTCAGTATCAGATTGCACCCTTAGAGGAAGTTAAGCTGTCGCTGGAAAGCGAGATCTCTGTCCTAGACTCCCAAAAGAGTGATCTTATCTTAGAAGCCGACCGACTCCGGCAAGAGAACGCCCAGCTTGATAGCCAAGGAGTCGAGGCTCAGGAAGCAGTAGAAAAATCCATCAAGGCGGCAGAGTCCAGCCTGAAAGATGTCACTGATCGCAGCAAGAAGGTTGCGACTGAGACTGAGACGAAACTGCAACGCCTGAAGGCCGAAGAGGAAAAAATCATAGTTGAGCGTAAGAGTATCGCCAAAGAGCGTGCTGACATACAGACGGAACGTCGCAGATGGGAAAGCACAAAAAGCCTGTATGGTATATAATATATACACTAGCTTCGATAGGCATAATTAGCCCTCCAAACCCGGAGGGCTTTTTGTATGGAATAAAATATGACACTTACAGGCAGAGCACCACGCGACCAGAACCGAGTACCAGTTACGTTCGGCGTTTCCAGCGCTGACGGCGAGACTACATTACCTATAGAGGTGAATCCCGCAACTGGCCGACTGTTGGTCGATTCTACTGGCGGTGGCGGAGGCGGTGGCAATGTAAATATATTCGATAGCTTAGGAAACTCTCTAGCGTCTACCGGCGGCTCGCTGGATGTTAATATCACTGGCGGCTCGTCTTCGGGAGTGCAGTATACCGAAGGTGACGCTACTCCAGCAACTCCAACAGGTACATTACCAGTATTCAATAACGGTGGTACGATCTCGGCTGTATCTAATACCGTTCAGCTTCCCGTAGCAATTTATCCATCCGGCAACGACATACCAATAACCATCTCTGGCGACAGTGTTGGTCTTGCTACTGAAGCGACGCTCGGCGCTATAGACTCGAATATCAATACTCTCACCAGCACTGTACAAGCGGATGGAGCGCCAGCTAATAGTAGCCTTCTGCAAGTCGGCGGCGTAGATGGAAGTGCGAACGCTCAAGCACTATCCACGAACACGTCAGGCCACCTCAATATTGCCGATGGCGGCAACAGTATAACCGTAGACGGAACAGTTACAGCCAATGCGGGAACCAACTTAAACACCTCAGCGCTTGCGCTAGCAGCTACGCAGACCGATAAGAGCCAGTTCACCAAACTCACCGATGGTACGGACACGGCGCTCATTACTGCTTCAGGCGAGCAAAACGTGCTCGCTACCGCACAGCCTGGCGTGGATATTGGTGACGTTACGATCAACAACGCTTCCGGCGCTTCAGCGGTGAATATTCAGGACGGCGGAAATAGCATTACGGTAGATGGTACCGTAGCCGCCACGCAGTCCGGAACCTGGACGGTCCAGCCGGGGAACACCGCTAACACTACGGCCTGGAAGGTAGATGGTTCGGCAGTTACGCAGCCAGTCAGTTATGCTACTACCGGATCTGGTACCGCTACCGGAGCGCTCAGAGTTGAGCTACCGACGAACGGTACAGGTGTTATTGCTACCGTAAGCGCTGTCACGGCTATTACGAACGCACTTCCAGCCGGAACTAACGCTATTGGTAAGCTGGCCGCTAACTCGGGCGTCGACATCGGAGACGTGGACGTAACGTCTATCTCGGCCGGAACCAACAACATCGGGCAAGTGTCGGTCGCGCCTCAGACGGCTAACGGGCTTTCTGTCTTTAATGCTACTTCAAGCGACGGCGCAACGGCTCTGACCAACTCAGCCCAGGCCGTCAAAGCGTCGGCCGGGCAGCTCTATGGCTGGTACATCTACAATCCGAATGCTACCGCTCAGTTCGTACAGCTCTACAATACGGCTTCAGCTTCAGTCACGGTCGGCACTACCAACCCGCTATTTATGCTGACGATCCCAGCGACATCAGGCGCTAACGTAGAGTTCACCAATGGTATTACGTTTTCTAACGCGGGCTGGAGCGCTGCGGCAACTTCGACAGCTGGAGGCAATGGCGCTCCGGGCACTGCCCTAGATGCCGTATTCTTCTACAAATAATCATGGCAAGAAAATGGACGTGTGGCTTTGAACTACAATCGGTTGCTGCCGGTATTGAGTTAGATTCCACCACTGGCACCGCTCCCACCATAGACACTGGTACGGTTCGCTCAGGCGCAGCGTCTATAAAGTTCAATCCCTCAGCCAACACCTCGTACTTTACGACACAGTTTACGGCGCTCAACTCTACCAACAACTTCTATATACGGTTTTACGCATACTTCACTTCGTTCCCAAGTGCCAACAGTAAAGCGATTGCGCTTACTAGAAGTACCAACAACGGAAACAATATTGCTATCCGTATGAACACGGCCGGTACAATCTACCTGAACGACGAGCAGAGCGGTACGCAGATCGGTAGCACGAGTTCAGCCTTGAGTCTCAATACCTGGTATCGTATAGAGTTTTCGTATGTGTATTCCGGTGGCGCGGCTAACGCCTATCTTAATGGTACGAACTTTGCGACCGGCTCGGGTCACAACAATGTCCCCAACGATTCCTTTCGGCTCGGCTTTATAGATTCAGCGACCGGCACCTATTACGCCGATGATATCGCTATCAATGACAATACTGGCACCGCTCAGACAGGACTACCGGGTGCTGGGAATCTTATAAGACTTTCGCCTAATGCGGCTGGTGACTCCAACGGCTTCTTAGTCCAGGTAGGCGGTACCGCCGGTTCATCCAACAACTTTACTCGCGTCAATGAGACGACACCCGACGACGCTACGACATATAACGGTGCGGCACTCTTAAACGCCGAGGATCTGTTTAATGTTACGGATTCGGGTATAGGCGCTTCCGATACTGTGAATAGCGTATCTGTAGGTGTGAGATTCGCCGACATCACCGGCGCAGACGCTACAGCGGCTTTCAAGATTGAGATTGAGAAAACTTCCGGTGGTACCAAAACTCAGTCAAGTGCAATCCTTCCCAACTCTACGACCTGGCGAACAAACGTACCGGGTACGACTTTACCGAAAACATACCCGCTGATTACCTATACCGATCCAGACGGCGCGGCCTGGACGCAAGCCACGCTTGATACTATGCAGATCGGGTATATTCAATCTGCGACCAACGTGCAGACCATTGCCATTAGTACTATATGGGTTTATGTGGATTACACGCCAGCTGCGGGCGGAACCACTGTTAAGCAGCTCGCTATGCTAGGCGTGGGTTAAGTTAGATGGTATAATTTTCGCATAGGCAAACTACAGCCCTCCAACCCGGAGGGCTTTTTTATTGGAGCAAGAATGGCATACACACCACCAACATTCAAAGCACACAGCAACCCCTCAAACTTCGGCGGTCTAGTAAACGACGCTAACCGCAATGCTATGACCGGCGTTCTCGGTAGTTACATGCAGTCAGAAGATGCGGCCGGATCGCCAGTTACATCTCCGGCGACGGTAAATACTACACAGACCCTCGTAGTTCCGCAGAACGCCGCACAGATTACCGTCGTCAGCACCACTAATGCTGTACAGGTATCCGAAGATTCAACGCAGACCGCATACTTTACGGTTCCGGCCGGTGTGCCTTGGACATTCGATGTTGCCCGACAGCAAAACGTATATCTGAAGACAGGCAGCAGTACAGTCGTGAGTTTCTGCTTCACGATGGTCTAGGAATAACCCATGAAAAACCCTACACAATGGATAATCAACCCGAGCGCTACCGCTAACCAGCGAGTATACGATTCTGGCTCTATTGTGTATGACTCAGGAACACTCACTTACGATGGTGATGTTTCGGGTCAAAGCAACATAACCACTAAGGTTCCGACCAGCTGGAGTGTCACATGAGCACCAACTTTCCTACCTCTCTAGATAATGGCACGTCGTTACCGTATCCGATAAGTACCAACTTCACGAACGCTCCTTCGCTCTCTGGTGGCCAGGACAACCAGAACGATGCGTTGATCGCGGTTGAAACCAAGCTAGGTACTGGCAGCAGTACGCCTTCAGGCACAAACTTGTTGGTATCTACAGGGACAGGTACGAGTTCTTGGAGTAAGACTGCGCCTACAGGTACGATTGTCGGCACCAGTGACTCGCAGACGCTTACTAACAAAACGCTAACTAGTCCGACGATCACGTCGCCAACGATCACCAATGCCACTATTAGTACCGACGCGATCACTGGATTCTCTGTCTCAAACACAGGAAGCATTTACGGAATCTCTATTACCACTGGCGTTATTACCACGGCGAACTCCGTACAGGGAAGTGCTCTAACGAATAGTAGCGTAACCGCCTCGAAGTTAGCTACAGGTGCGGCAACTGCGGCGGTAGCCACTTCCGAGACAACCACCTCTACATCTTATGCCGATCTCGCTACGACCACCGATTCTGTCACTGTGACTATTGGCGCTAATGGTTTAGCGCTCGTGTGCTTGCTAGCAAAAATGGGAAACACTACTGCAAACGCCTATAGTTGGATATCGGTGGACGTGTCGGGCGCGTCAACTGTGGCCGCCGCAGATACAAATGCGATTAAATATCAAGAGTATTCGGCAAATGCTGAAACCCAGGCGGCTGGAACTGTACTTCTAACAGGGTTAAGTGCCGGAAGTACGACTTTTAAGATGAAGTATAAAGTGCAGACTGGTGGCGGAGGCGCTGGTACAGGAAGCTTTGCAAACCGAAAGATTGCAGTAATACCGCTCTAATAATGGTATAGTATAGCCATAAGGCACTTAGCCCTCGAGAAATCGGGGGCTTTTTTATTTGGCAAAAGATGATTACCTGGACAAATCTATACACAAGAGCAGCAGACGTAACGGGGGTATCTACAACCGCTGGTAGTCAAGATCTGACCAATCTACAGATGGATATAAACCAGGGTTTGCGCGTCTTTAAGAACGCGGCCCGGCGCTACTGGACTCGGGTAGAGCGCTCCACGGCGCTTGTGGAGAATCAGCAATATTATCAGCTACCGCCTGATTGCGTGCGTGTAACAGAGGTACGGGTAAACTCTAGTGGCTTAAACTTCCCGGTGAATGGTGTTGACTCCGAGGCGATGTGGAACCGAATAAACATCATCCCGGCCATGACTATTAACCTGCCGATGTATTACTTCATCAAGGGCTTCGGTGAGATTGGCCTTTGGCCTATTCCATCTGAAGATGTAGCCAACGGGCTAGTTATCTCTTACGAGCCGCGACTTACCGATATGTCTATCGACGACGTGACGACCACAACCAATAGCACCGGCGGCTCTGTAACCTGTACGGTTAGCGCCGGAACCAATACCGTCACCTTCAGCGGCAACGCAATTACTTCTTCGATGGTCGGCCGCTGGTTCCAGGTCAATGATGGTAGTGATGGGAATTGGTATCAGATTGGCGAGTATACTTCTACATCAGCTTTCAAACTAGTCAACGACTACCAGGGAATCTCTGGATCGAGCCATACATTTATCATCGGCCAAGCGCCAGACATCCCCGAAGATTATCAACTCGGTCTAGTTTACTACGCAGCTTATAACTTCTATCTGAAGCGCAAAGACACCAATACCTCGACGCTCTATAAGGGCTTATTCGAGGATCTTCTGACGCAGTACAAAGAGACTTACGCGGCCAAGACTACCGGCCAGGTTCAGCAGAGTGTTGACGACTATCGTTATTCATTGTTCACTTTGCCACCTTCACCGATTATTTAGGAGACATAATGCCGAGCCAACCGAAAAATCAAGCGAAGTTTAACATCCACCTGAATTACTTTCAGGGCGGCGCTACGATTGATCCTAAGCTTGGTATTGCTAACTCTTTTTACTACGCAAAGAACCTAGATTTCCGTAGCCAACCGTCTCAGATCTCCGTGTTGCCCGGAACCTCGACAGTAGCTACTAACCTTACCGGCCTGATTACCGCGATGGAACAAGACTTGTCAGGCGTTCGCTACGGCGTAGCTGACGCTGGCGGAGTTTACCGGATCAGTACAAGTAATGTATTCAGCAAGATCGCACAGCTTAGTAGCAACGGTGCTGCCGGAATGCTTTATAACCCGATCTCGGATCAGCTTTACATTCCGGGCCAGCAAACAGTCTCAATGTACGGCCAGGTCACGACAGGGAACACCGGCAACCCTACCTTTAGATCGAATCAGTTTGCACAGAGCGCTTCTAATGCCCCAGGCTGTACGAACTTATACAATCCTGACGATGGATTCTTTGACGGAGCTGCGCGTAGTACGGCCGCTGCAACCTACTCGGTGCCTACGGCTCTCTCGGAAGCAACTGGCAACTTCTGCTTCTTCGCGCCAGACATCGAACCGTTTTACTCGGTCAAGGTATTTATTGCCGCAAAGGGAACCGGCAACTGGACGCTAACGCTACACGATAGCCTCAACACGCCTCTGGCAGCTGTGACGGTGGCGAACGCCAACCTTACCAGCAACGCCTTTAATGAGTTCGTCTTCACTGCGCCCGGCATTCGTGCCTTTGTAAATGCCTCGCAGACGGGTACAAGCGCAACCTACCACTGGCATGTCACTTCTACCGTAGGTGACGGAACTGCGGCCGTTGTCACGGCAAACGATCTCTCGACGGCGAACTTCTTGCTCTACGCCTACCGGCTGGTCCAGACAAAAAACGGCTGGCATCCGACAGCGCTCTTCACTGGATCTGGCAAACCATTGCTCTGTATTGGGAATGGTCCGTATCTATCGGTGTACGACTTCAGCAATGACTCGGGACCAACTAACCAGCAATGGCAGCGTCACGCGCTGACCTTTAAGAGCGGCGAAGAAGTCTGTGGTCTGAGTACCAATAATCAATATTTAGTTATTGCGGTCGAAAAGCGTTCAAGCAATGCTAACCGTAGCTTTCAGGATGGCGCATTGTACTTCTGGGACGGCAGTACCAACGCGCCAAACTTCGTCATCGACATCCCTATGGGCGCTCCTTACGGCGTTTACACCTTTAACAACGTGACGTACTTCTGTTGCGCCGGGGCGCTCTTTGCCTGGTCCGGCGGCCAGACTGTGATTAAGGTTCGGAAGCTGGCCTACCAAAATACTGACTATCTGAACAGTCAAGACAATACCATCGTGAATCCGAACATGCTAGCCAGTCGCTACAATCTCTTGCTTATTGGCTATCCATCTTCGACTGCAAATGTGAATATTCAGTACGGTATCTGGAGCTGGGGCGCGGTAGAACTGACGTTCCCTAACTCTTTCGGCCTCTCCTATACGCTGGCGAATGGACAAACAAATTACTCGGCTAGTAATGGCTTGCAGATCGGCTGCGTCTACAACTTCGTGGACAGCATGTATATGTCCTGGAAATACACCGACAGCGGCGGTGTCACGCGCTATGGCGTGGATCTGGTAAACAACAGCTCGACTCCGGCGGCAACTTTCGACTGGCAGTCGCTTATTTACGATGGCGGAGTAGTCTACAAAACCAAGCAAGCGTATCGCATGAAGCTGAAGTTCTTAGCGTTGCCAACTGGCTGCACGCTGAAGGCGAAGTACTCGATTAACAGGGGAGCTTGGGTGACGAGTTCAAGCGCAGCGGTCGGCGACACCAACCTAGTCTTTGAGATCAACAATGGCCGGTTTCAGGAGTTGCAGTGGGGTTTCGAGGGTACCTGCGGCTCAATGGCTACATCGCCGCCAACACTTAACGGTGTGACCGTGGAGATCGGGCCGTTGCCGGAAGAAGTAGATCTAATCAAGGATAACTAATGTACGAAGACGAAACATCTCAGAACGCTCCGAACCAAAGCCTGATGTATGCGATGTACACCACGACTTTCGGCAATGGTTCCTTTGTCATCGAGCCGCCAAGTCATGGGGAGATAGGCGAGGGCTTTCCCTCGGTTCCTTATTTCTCTCTAGAAGCTCTGATCTACCAGCAGCAAGCCTCCAATCCTGCAATGTCGCCGGTCAATATGACGAGTGGCCAGCACATCGGCCAGCAGGTTATCTCTGGTCAGTATACGCAACAGGATTCGACTCAGACTTCCCGATATCAACAAGGTTTTCAATCAGCGAATGGATAAAATATGGCAGATAATTTTTTCGGTATAAAAGTCAGCAAAGAGGGAATACCTGTAAATAACGCGAGTGATAAGCAGCTCATCTTTAAAAATGACTTTAGCACCACTACCTACTACGACCAGACGAACTCTCGAATTATGATTGGTCGTTTGCCTGATGGCACTTACGGCATTGCTGTGAGCTTGCCGGGAGTAAACGTAGAGGATGCTTTTTCGTGATAGATCCACGCAATTTTTATTTCAATTCCAATTACCTTATCGACAAGGTGTTAGAAATATTTACAGGTAGCTTCACATCTGCTTCTCGCATAAGTCCCGCTCCTGTAAATGATACGAAAAACACGAGTATAAATGATTTGCTCTACTATGTAGGAACTTATACTGTGGACGGCGGAGAGCCACAAGATATAGGGAGTGAGGTGTTAGTCAACGGTTTTGTTTTCCAAGTTCTTGCTTCAACGCAAGCTGGTACGTTGCAGATATATAGCAACAACGCGGATACTATTTCTCATGAGGTAACTTATAAGATTGCTCTAATATCGAAACCAAGTAACACATTATTTACACTTAACGAATCAACTCAGCCAATAAACGATTTATATTTTAGCTCAAGTTTAAATTACCAAAAAATAGCGCTTGAGGATGTTGAAAGTGTTTCAGTAGCTCCAGCCGTAGGCGCAACACCTACAGATACGCTTGTGACTATACCTCATGATCTTGGTTATATTCCCTGCGTTCGTGCTTTTGTGGACGATACGACTACTTTGACCGATGTGCTTGTTAGGAATGGAGTTGCCCTTGTTTTTAATATAGATACTGAAATGACTAATTCCGTAGATGAATCAAATGTATATTTTAGGTTTACGAATCTGGACACTAATACTTATTCGTTTAACCTGAACTACAGGATATATTATGACGCAAATTGATCTTAGTAAACTTATTTTTCACTCTAGCTTTTCAGGCTTTGGGAATTACACAAACGCAACGATATCTTTTAGTGTAGCTTCGCGAGTCGTGGGATCAAGCCCAGCTGTGTTAGTGACATCTACTCCGATTTCTAATGCCAATTCTGTTAGTCAGACAGAGGTGCGACTGACAAATCTAGACGCTGTATTGTATATATTTAAGGGACATTTACAAAATTTCTACACGTCCGGAAATGTTTGGACAAATAATGTATCGCTCGCCGACTACGAAATAGATATAGATACGAGTTATACGACTACTAGTCTAGTTCTCACGGTGAGTATATACAAATTGTCCGCTAGCCCAACGGTTTCTACGCCAGCTTTTGTGGTAGATTGCAACGCTTCTTTGTATCTAGCGCCATTCTAGGCATACAACTAGAACGATGGTATAATTCTGTCAGTTAGGCAAATCATAGCCCTCCATCCCGGAGGGCTTTTTTATTGGGAAAAATATGAATCCAGCTCAAGTAAACGCAGAAACCAACGCAGCTCAGAAGAAAGGCGCTTCACTTCAGGCGACGTATGATAAACAGGCTGGCCAGCAGTACAACACCTACAAAGCGAATCAGAAGCAGTCTACTTCCGCATACAACAACTTGCTCAATTACACCAAGAGCATGTCCGACCCGGCGCAGCAGTATGGCCAGTACCTTACTGGTGCTCAACAGATGTACGGCTTCGATCCAAAGCAGCTACTTCAGGCAAATAAGAACCTAGCCAACACTAATACGACTCTAGCAAACCTGCCGCAAGCTACCGCTGCACAGGGTAACTACTACGGTACGACGGCCGGTGCTCAGGCTAACAACTACGCGCAGCAAGCCGGAAACCTCCAGGCGCTTCTATCTGGTCAGAGCAATACCGTCAATGCTTATAAAGATGTTCTAGGCGCTACGCAGAATCAGGCGAACCAACAGGCAACGCTCGGCCTCCAGGGTCAGCAACAGAAGTCCCAGAACTACCAGAAGCTCTACGATACTTCTGTGAATCAGATGCAGGTATCAGGCGGTGTGTTAAACCAGCTCCAGACTCTACAGCAACAGCAAGGATTCCTGACGGCGCAGCAAGTCGCTCAGTATCGCAATGCTTACAGCCAATACGTCAGTGCTCAGGCTGCACAGGCTTCGGCTTCGGCTGCGATGGTACAGGCTCAAGGCGCAGCTGGACTTGCTGGACAACAAGGAGCACAAATTGCCTACAACATGGAACAACAGAAGAAGTATGCGAAAGATCAGGCTAATGCAAGCAATGGTATGTCGTTGCAAGGCTCGTTCGGCGGACCGAGTGGCGGAGGAAGTATGCAGGGTAGCTTTTAATGAATCCTACGGCACCTAATTTCGGTGGCGTAGACGATTACGCACCGACACCCTGGATGCCGCCTACGGTTAATGGTGGCAGTGCGGCAGATGCGGCCAGTGTCTTATCCGGTTTCAATCCAGGCCAGCCAAACACTGGTATGCCACAACCAGAGGCGAAACCAGCAGGAAACTTCTTTACTCACGCTCTGCCTACTCTCGGCGGCATACTCGGCGGCCTAGTAAGTTTGCCCTTTGAGCTAGCTCCTGGGGTCGGTACGGCCGCTAACATCGCCGGTGCCGGAGGTGGTAGTGCGCTTGGTAAGTTTCTGGAGAACAAACTGGAAGGCAACGCTGGCGGCAATGATGTTCTGACTTCTGGCGCGGAGGGCGCACTTGGCCAGGGTGTCGGCGGCATTCTTGGGAAAGTCGGCGGTATGGCAGCGAATAAAGCAGCAGGTCTAGCCGATACTGGCGCGACAAAGATGGTACAAGGGCAGTTCGCCAAGGGATCGCTTGACCAAGAAACAGCGCAAGCGCTTCGAGATATGGGTATCACGAACGCAAATCACGTTCCTCAAATCGCTAGCCATGTTACAGGTCCAGCTGAAGGTTCTGGCGCAGCTTTGAACAAGGGTGTTGAAAAAGCCTTGATGACTGGCGGAACACCTGTAGATGTCGGCGGTTTAGTCACCATGCCTACTAAAGCAGGTATGGGCTTTGGTGCTCCAGGTGGCATGGCTAACGATCTTGTCGCTAATGAAACAAGCATCGGTGACATCGCTGGTAAAAAGATTATGGCTACTGTTAACCGCTCAGTACAAAACATGCTAGGCGGTTCTTCGGGCAAAATCGGCCAGCAAGCCGCAGATCCGCTAGATGTCCTCAAAGAGTCAAGAGTCTTCAGGAAACTCGCTACTCAGGCCGGAGACAAGGGTTACAAAGGAGCCGGAAATGCTGAACAGGCTGGAGTCTCAAAAGTGTACCACCAACTTGCAGATGAACTAGAACAGCGAGCATTTACACCCGGCGGTCAGTCAGTACCTATTACAGATGAGCTAAAGAGTGAGATTGTTAAAAATCTCGAACCGGTTAAAAGTATCAATCCGACGACGCATCAAGCGCTAGTCGATCAGGTGGCAAACGCGAAGACCATCGAGGATCTGCGAGCGATTCAGTCGCCCTTCGTGAAAGCTAACAAGGCCTTTAACGCTACAGAGAGAGCCACGAACGCTAAAGGTGGCATGTCTGCCACAGATGCCCTAAAGCTGGCCGCGCCTGTCGCTGGCAACTCGGCCTTCGGACCAGCTGGTCTAGCAGGTGGCCTAGCTATGAGCGCTCTTGGAACAAAAGCCGCTGATCGCGTCGGCGCTAGTACACTAGGCAAAATCTCAGATATCCTCACCAATCCGACGATGAAAAAGATCATCGCGGCTTCTGGACCAGTAACCGGACAGGTCACCGCCGGTTCGCCGAACTTCGCACAGGAAAGCCAACCAAGTAATAATATGAATATGGGAGCAGGTATGGAACAAAATCCTTATGCTACAGGAGGTATGCAAGCTCCTGTCAGCAGTCCACAACAAGAACTCTTGCAACGCGCACTGATCGGCCTAGAAAACCCCTACTACGCGGATAAATTCGCGCCACTAGCTGGGGCTTTAGTCCCTGAGATTCAGAAGGCAACGACAGCTAATGCAGCTTTGCAGCAGCTCGAGCAGACCTATAGTCAGGCCGGAGGTGGCCAGGGTCTACTCGGTGGTCTGATGGCTCGTCTTGGCGGTGCAATTACTGGTGGTCCGGCTTCGGTCTACGGTGGCCAGGAAGAACAGCTTAATAAACAGCTACAAGCTTTGGGTATCTCTACGCCTGTGCCGCAACTTACCAATAACCAACCCGGCGCTCAGGCTGGCTTCAGCACGCTACAGGCGATCATCAACTCACTCGGCGGCGGCCAGATGACTGGTGCGCCAATGCTCGCTGGTGTTCCTGCATCCTAATTACAGGTTAGCGATACCGAAGGATTGCCATAGTTCCAACCTGTGCATGTGGTGGGAGTGTATGGCACTGGATTATTTGATGTAGGGGAAGAAAGAGTTTTGTTTGTCGCTTCTTGAAGAGCGGTATAAGAACTTTGTAGCTCAGAATAGGCCTGTCTTTGGTGGGTTAGTTTACTCTGAAGGTTGTTGTATTTAACGAAAAATATTATCCCAGATAGGATAAATATAGCAAGTAGTACATAGAATGCTGGCCAACCTCTTGACGACTTCATTAAACTGATTATACCTTATGTCAATAATACAGTCAAATGATTATGTTTATTCCTTGGGGAGTTTTGTGACCTTGAGAACTCGCTTCTTATCTTCAAAATCTAGTTCAAACTGTAGATCTTCCTCCGGCGCATAACCGAACCGGCTGACCGACAAGTACTTTAGGAAGGCAGACATGACACGAGTGTACTCTTGTGCGATGTTCTGCTTCGCTTGATTGATATTCATAACATAGTTGAACTCTTCTTCGGTGAGTTCGTGTGCTTGGTCAGGCTCGTTTGCTTTATTTTTGATTGAACCCATAGTCTCGTGCCTCCTTCGGGTATTCTTGTATAAATTCGGGGTTTAGTTTGCCATCTTTGTATGGCTGGATCATATCGCGTCGATGGTTCTCGCGTTGCCGGTCCCGGCCGTATGCTTTATATGTGCTAGAATCGCTCTCAATGGTCGCTGCAGGATCTTGATTGTCAGTGTAATAGATACCATCTAGGATATATCCTGTTGATTTCATCGCGGCCTCAGATTCATCTTGCGGAGTTCTTCGGATTCTTCAAACTCGATGCGCTGAGGTGTTTTTGGCATAACAATAGATGAATTGTCGGCTTGGCCGATAGTGTCTTCTCTCACGAAGCTGGGATCGGTTCTTGTCACCATAGATTCAGTGGTTGCCTTTTCTTCTTCTTTCGGCTGGACAATAGCCTTCGCCAACTTAGCGAAAGTGATTGCCGCATATATTTGAACAGTAATCAGAATCAGGATGAGTACATTAGTCATCACCGAATACCGCCTTATACATACAACTTACGGGATCGGCGGACACTACGGCCTCTTGAAGATGGCGTGACCAACTCTTCTTCGTAACAATCTCGAAAGCATCGCCGGTGAACTTACTGCCGCGCCGTTGTTCTTTTGGTACAAAAACAGGGTCTTTACGCTCTTCTTCTCCAAACAATGCTCTGGCGAAATTATGGTTGAAGATAAGATTGTATGTGGCAGTCCTGGCAGATTCGCCTTTGCCAATGACAATCCCCTTGAGGGAGCCATCCCAGCCGTTCTGCATGGCTTTCTCCATTAGACGTTCTATCTTTTCTTGGCTAGTCATGTTTCTGTTCCCGATCTGTGTAGGTTACACCTACAGCGACAGTAATCAGCTTAGAAACAACGCTAGTAGCGTTCTGTACAACTTCTTTGACTACCGATGCCGGATCAATCACACCGGCTTCTAGCAAATCTTCTGGTATGTAATTGCCTGGACTCTTACGCAGATTGTAACCATGCCAGGTTGGTGTTTCGCGTAACGTCCAGATTGCACGTTCTACATTGTAACCAGCGTTCTCTGCGAGCTGACAGAAAGGTTGACTAAAAGCCTCTCTGAAGTCATTGATGTCAATTCTTTCGAGAGCTACGCCGCCCCCTGGCACGATACCATCCTTGATAGCTGCCTGAACCGCACAGACCGCATCTTCGACGCGAAGTTTAACTTCCTTTTGTTCGATTTCAGTAGCACCGCCGACGCGGATAATAGCTACTTTGCCGGTTAGCCGGGCTAGACGTTCCTTCAGGGCTTCTACGGTAATAGAGGAGTCGGCTTCACTCAATTGCTGGCGCAACTCCTCGACGCGGGCCTTGACATCTTCCGCGTGGCCGTCACCTCCGATAATAGTAGTGCTGAACTCGTTGACAGTTACTTTCTCGGCACCGCCAAGCATAGCAATATCGAAGTCTGACGCGTTAGCGCCAGCGACTAAGACCCCACCGCCAGTAAGTAGAGCCAGATCTTCAAAAGCTAACGACCGCATAGCGCCGAAGATCGGTAAGTCTATAGGTGTGACGCTGATAGTTCCATGCATCCGGTTAAGCAGAAGCACGCCGAGCACTTCTTCGCTAACATCGCCGACTAGAATTAACTCTTTGCCTTTGCCCCCGGCCGCAATGACTTTCTCTAGGATCGGCGCAATATCGCCGGTGGTGTTCATACGCTTCTCAGTAATGAGGATATCTACATTAGTATGCCTAGATTCGAGATTGGAGGGGTCGTTGATGAGGTTTACGCTAGTAAAGCCTTTGCGGAAGTAGAAGCCGTCCACAAGTTCGTTATAGATACCGAGGCCAGCGAAGTCCTCGACAGTTACACCGCCGTCGATACCGACTTCAGAAATCACGTCGGCGATCATCTGACCGATAGCTTCGTCGCCAGAGGAGACGATAGATACATGCTTTACTAGGTCTTCGTCGGCCGGTTTCTTCATCTCGTCGAGCTGTTTGATAACTTCTACAGCTGTTTGCTCGAGGAGCTTTGCGACTTCCATGCGGTTATGACCGGCTGCAATAAGCTTCTGCGCTTCCTGATATAGATGGTAGGCTAGGATAACCACGGCCGTAGTGCCGTCACCAACTTTACGGTTGTTCTTGCGCGAGGCCTGGACAATAGTTCGAGCGGCCATATTCTCGACAGCATCTTCTAAAAAGACCTTTTCGACATTGGTTACACCGTCACGGGAGACTAGCGGATCTCCGTAGGGAAGCTCGAGCAGAGCGTTGCCAGCTCCGGGACCATAGGCGGCTTTGGCTACCTGATAAATTTTCTCAATGCCAGTAGCTACTTTTTGCTGAAGCTCTGAACCGTAAACAATGTATCTACTTGCTTTCGACATCTTCTATCATTTCAAAAGTTAAAACTTTGTTCTTGCTATCTGTAACATCCGTATATCCAAGGACTCTGAACTGTTTAGTTTGTATAATTTCTGCGCTAAATATAGCCCCTACAGGCGCGGCAGTGGGCAAGGTTTGCTCAGGCGAAAAGCGCCACATAGGAATATTAGTCATCCTCGTAACCATCCAGATCTTCGATTTTAATAAAGGCGTACTTCTTGCCGTCGCGCTCAATCACCGCGCCGTCTTTATATTCTTCCCAGAAGACGAGTTTACCCACCATATTGTCCATACCCTCGTCATACGCTTGGGCTACTTCAAGCGGCAGGTTTGTGTGCATAAGAACTATCGAGGCAGATGCTACGCAGATGCCGGAGGTCTTGGTATCGTATTTTTGTTCAGCCGTTGCGACGTGTTCGTACTTCTCGCGTAACTCAACAAGTATTCTGCCTGGTAGTGGTTTAAGGGCTAACATATCTTGGCTTAATAAAAACATAGAGTGATTATTGACATCAAGGCCATTACACCCTGTGCTATACTAAACGTATTAGGCAAGCGTAGCCCTCCACCTCGGAGGGCTTTTTTAGTTGGAGAAAGTTATGGCGAAAACCGTTCGTGAAGTAATGAGCAAATCGAAGGCTGCTAAGGAAGCCCACAAGGGCAAGGATATGGGGAAGAAGGGTAAAAACTTCAGTAAGATCGCTTCTAAAGCTGGAAAAGAGTACGGCTCTGAAGAGGCTGGTGAACGCGTTGCTGGGAGTATTTTTCAGAACATGCGGCGCAAGGGAAAACTCTAGATGCCGGAAGGCCAGCAACTCAGTAATACCGATCACGATCTACTCGTTCGCCTAGATACGAAAGTGGACGGCTTTATTGCGGCGCAGACCGATCATGAAACACGCTTACGCGTCCTTGAGAAGCTGACCGAACAGGAAAATGGCTCGCACAAGGGGAAAAACTCAACTTGGAACTGGATCACAATTTCGATTCTAATTGTGATCGGAGCAATCCAGCCGATTATTGCATTATATTTAGGGCTTCGCAGATAGGAGTTGACATGAAAACAGCAAAAGATTACAAGATCACTTTTGGTTACGGAGCTATCGACGGTGTGTACTACGGTGCTTCAGCCAAAGGCAAACCTACATATATCGGCCCATACCATCGCGGCGAGGATCGCGCTATGCCGCAAGGAACCCCTGTAGTAGTGAATGGCGTACAGATCGGGCTTGCAGGTGCGACCGGCGCAGCAAGTGGCCCGCACCTCCATGTCGGCCGGTTCGTGGATGGCGACGATACTGACCCTGACGGCGGTGGGTTCAGCTTCAAAAATGCTGAAGTCACGGAGATCAATGAAGATGACGTAAACGGTAAATACGTCCGCGTTCAGGCAGACGGTGCTTCCTGGGTCTACCTACACCTGAGTAAGCAAACAGCCAGAGTCGGCCAGAAGCTCATAGCGCCGAAGCCTATCCCAGTGGCACAATATTACACCGTTGTCTCAGGAGATAACCTGAGTATGATTGCCCGGAAGAAGAAAACCACTCTAGCGGCTCTCAAGAAGCTGAATCCGGTTAATAAATTGCATTCCCACAACTACGACCTGATCTATCCAGGCGAGAAGATTCGATTTAAGTAAGGAGAAAATTATGGACTTTTTATACAACCAACTCATATCAGGAAAACAAAAAGCCGTGGTAGGCTTCGTAGCTACTGCGCTAGTCGCTTTCCTAGCGAAACATGGCGTAGTGCTTCCGAATAGTGCTACCGATGTATTCCAGGCGCTTCTGTGGGGTCTGCTTGGTTTAGGCGGTGTCTACCTGAAGAAGAACAAGAAATAGCATGACTTACAATCCCGAACATGGGATTGTGCCTACTGACGCATATCTGACAGCGGAAAGTTTAGCTATTCGGACGGTCGTAGATGATCTATATAACCAGCTTGAACCCTGGATCTTTGAAACGCCGGAAGAGAAAATACCCTAGGACTATCTAGGGTATTTTAGCTCCGTTCAAAGCAGTGGAGGATTGAACGGAATATACAGATGCCATGTCAACAAACATCTGTACGAGACTATTATACTACTTTTTCTTAGGCTTCTGCCTGTAAGCAAAAGTTAAGTCTTCAAAGTATAAACTGAATTTTTCTAAGGTGTTCTTCATATGTTGTAATCTGTTAAAGATTACGGCACTATTATACCATAGCAAACCGGAGACATAGATGAGCGCCACCGGCCAAAAAGGTGCGATGGTATACCAAACCGTCCATAGTACTACGCTGTCTACTTGCATTGCTACACATATTTTTGTGGTCTTTACCACGCTATGTTAATAGTATATCACCTAAAGATCACTATTGCGCTTGGGAATGGTGCAGAATTATCTTGATCATCGAATCTCAAGCGTCCTTTAATGAAACGAATCTCGCTAGCTTTCATGCAGTAGTCATGCCACCATCTCGTATCAGTTCGACTAGGGATTAAAAATACGACTGTTTTCCCTTTTTGGTGTTCTTGATAGCCTTTTTCAATCCACCGTGGCAGTTCTCGACCATACGGCGGGTTAACAAAGTTGCTCCGCCCCCACTCGCTTGAAAGACCATCGACCTCATAGTTGGGGGGGCAGGGGTCGTGATCGAATTGAAACTCTGCATCAAGCACTTGGTACACGGCTTTGGGAGTTTTCCAGTCCATACGCTGTGAGCTAAAATGAACGCTCATATTACTGGTATCTCGTCTATATCAATACCAGGAGTTAGGGACCAGTATTTCTGCGCGTGAACCGCGTAGATATAGCTGTCGTCTTCGCAGAGCGCGTCCATGACCGCCTTAACTAGATTATCTACATCCGGCCGTTGCTGGTGAGGCTTGCCGTTATGTTCGACACGCTTCTTCTTGGACCAGGATTTCGGCATTTCTATATAGAACGTAAGGAGCAGGGTAGGCGGCAAATATCGTTGCGTGAACTTTATCCGCAACTCGTCGCAGAACGCATGGTAGCGCACCACGGCAGGTCTATGCGCCCATCTATCGCGCTGCGTGAGTCTTGGCTTCGGAACCGGCTTTACCGATACGAACATTTTATTGCTTCCATAATTTGCATAGCAACCTGACTTACGATTCCGTTTCCGTAGGCTTTGAGACTATCTTTTCGCCACTTTGCTCGACTGTGGGGAACTCCGTCCACGAGTCGGGATAGCCCATCATCCACTGAGTCATCGCAGGTTGCAAGCGCAACTTCTTGCCAGTTCCTACTCCAATCAGGGTATTCATGCTCCGGTAGCCTTGGCTCTTGGATTTTGGGTCGTATACTTTTGTTGATCCTCGTATCCCGTCGTTGTGGTCTGGTGTCGGTAGCATTGCTATTTTGTCCTTGAGATCGTACCGCCAGCTTCCCTCTAGGGTCGGATTGCGTTTTCCCGTCTTTAGGCGCGGCGGCCGACCATTCCCACTGGCGTCTATCGCTTGGGCGGTTGGCAATAATCCAGATTCGATCTCTTCGGTGTGGCGCGTTGACGGCGCTAGCTGGAATAATAAGCGGTTGGACTTCGTAACCTTCGCTTTCCAGGTCAGTGCAGATTTGTTCGAGTACCATGCCTTCGTTCCAAGTAACGAGGCCACGCACGTTTTCAGCGACGACCCATGTTGGTTTGACGTTTCGTATAACCGCAAACATTTCCGGCCACTTGTAGCGGTCGTCTGACGTTCCGCGTCTTCGTCCGGCGCTGGAGAATGGCTGACAGGGGAAGCCGCCAGTGAGAATCGTATATTCTTCGTCTTCAGATGTCTCAACACCGAGGGAAGATCGTCCCTCGGTGTTTTTCCTGCGATTTTGCTGTCTCTTGCTTGAGGTGTCGGTAATAAGGTCTGCGATGTCGCCGTAGTATATGCCTTCTGGCCAGTGTTGTTTGAGGACGGCAGTGGGGAATGACTCCCATTCGCAGAAAATATGCTTAATTGATTCATCGTGGAAAATTTCATCTACTGCCAATGAAAAGCCACCGATTCCGGCGAACAGATCATAGTGAGTAATCATTAAAAGGGGATGTCGTCAAGGTTTACGGGTTCGTCGGTTACGTCAAATACTTTATCTGGGTTTACTAGATCGGAGCCGTGTTTCGTTTTCATAGCTTCGACGGCGGCCTTGGCCTTCTGGAATCCTTGGCCTTCTTGAATGCTAGGTTCAGAGGTTTTTACACGTTCGACCATGTGGAAAAAATCTTTAGCTAGTGGCTCTACATCAGACAGTGATTTATCTTTCTCGGTACTGAGGTAGGCGTTTGCCTGGCCGATAGCCCATTCTGCTTTGATCTCTGCCGTGTCCTTGGGCGCACCACCCGGCGTAAAAGGCTTGCGCTCCGGCTTGAACTTTTTACCGAAGTCGCTGTCCTCGATAGTCCCTGTGAGCAGTTCACCGGCAGCTGGTGCGTTTCCTGGTTTTCGGTTAATATCGACTGGATCATCTTCGCC